TGTACACTCATCCGCATAAATATCCAAAGCTGATGCAATAATACTGTCCGTGTCCATTGCCTCATAGTCACGGAATAGTTCTAATCGTGAGTAGAGTTGCATTTGACCTGCATGTCTTGAGTATGCTGGAGTTCCTGTGTGTAGTCTTGAAAATCTATCAATCCTACTGTTTGTTTGTAAGTTGCCGCTTGATTGTATGTGGTCGGTGTCTGTAACCTTAAGTTGGTTTCCGCCCACGTTCCTGATAATTACATCAGTTGAAAACAGCTTTTTAAGTCTGCTAAATAATGTTTTGTTTTCGCTCATTTAAGCTGTCCTTTATTTATATAAGTATGTCGGTGATATGTTAAATTAACCAAGATATGTCTTCATTTTCATTTGAGTTCAACTTCATTTTCCAAGCATTGTTAGCCTCACTTGGCTTGTATACTGTGGCTGTTGATCTCATGTTAGATAATGCTGCCTTATTTATTTCAATTCCAGCTTGCCTTAACTTTAAAGCCGTATCCCTAACCCATAAGCCTTCACAAAAACTCATAATTAAATCATCATTATACCCAGCAGCTGCTTCAGCTTTAGAATTTTTCCAAATGAAAACAGATAACTCTTCTATAAGTCTCTTGCTGTATATTATACAGCTTTTTTCGCGGATATACAACTCCATTTTGCTAATAGCCAATGGTCTTGTCTTTGAACTCATTGTGAAACCAGCAACCATGTTAGACTTTACAGATAGATCATATCCTCTTAATAAAAACTTATCTGAATCTAGTACATCGTCTTTGTACGAGTAATATAGATTTTTATATCCTCTATCTATTATTTGTTGCAGTGTTGCCCAACCTATGTTTGCATTTTCTACAACTAGAAGTGCATCATTGTATTCAGTTGCAATTGCAACCAACATATTTCCAAAATCTTTTGTAGTAAGCTGACCTTTATATTCAGCTACTTGTGTACAATTTACCACATCAATTACATGGAATGCTGAATAGTCTTCGCTGTCTCCTCGAGCTACGTCAGCGGATACAATATAGTTTTTTGAGTAGTCTGGTACTTCCCACACCCAAAGATTACCATCAAACCCTCTTTTTTCAATAGGGTCCTTTACATAATTTTGATTATAGTAGGCAATTAGATCTGGTGATACTACTGTGTTACCTGATGTAGAAAAGTCACAATCACATTCCTGTGCTGCTAATCTAACTCCCAACTCTTCATCCTGTCTAACCCTCCAAGCTTGATCTCTGTCTGGATGTACTTGCCATGGAAGTCTTTTAGTTTTCCAACCTTTTGTCTCCCCAGATTCTGCTTTGGTCCAAATTTTATGAAAGAAGTTTCCCGTTCCATTTGGAGTTGATAATATAATACCCTTTCCTCCAGTTGATAATGTTTGTTGTAGTGATGCCCATAAATCTTCAGCTTCTTCAACAAAGGCTGCTTCATCTATAATAACTAATGATAAAGCCTCTGATCGTCCAGATGTTCCAGTTGATGCAATTGCTTTGATTTGAGATCCATTTGATAGCCTAATTGATAGTTTATTACTTTCCTCAGCCTTTAACTTTAGCCAACTAGGTAAGCTATTAAACATTACATGTACTTTTGTGACTAGATTTTTAGATGTGTTTTGATCTATAGCTACTACTAAAATATTTTTATCGTTGTGGAATAGTATTGTCCATAAAGAAAATCCAGCTGTGAGTGTTGATATACCTAACTGACGAGATTTAAGAATGACCATTCTGTCATTTTCTTGAAAGTCTTGTAGTGTTTCTTCTTGGAACTGATATAAATGAAATGGAATCTTGCCTTTAGTTGGATGTTGAATCATGCAGTACTTTTTCATAAAGTATGATGCTGATTTGGCACATTTAATATACTCTTCTTTAATTATTTCTTTAAGACTTTTCTCGGCCATATGTAACTTGTTTTACTAGCGTATTAAAAAAAACACTGCTGTGGTTACTAGTAAACCTGCAGTTGTTATTTTAAAAAAGCCATTTGATCTTTTTAGTTTAATAACGTCTTTTTGAAGGCCGTTAACCATTTGATTATACACATACTCTTTTTGCTTATATACATCAACTTGTGTTGTATAGTTTTCTACTTTGTACATGTAAATATTAATTAGCTTTTCGTTAGTAGTGTTTTTTTCTTCTAACTGACTCACTAGTATAACGGTTTTAGCTAATTCTGCTTTTGCAGAGTCGCCTCGTACTAAGTCTATTGCAATTTTTCTTGCAATGCTATCTGGAAAGCAATGAACTCTTTTATTTGTATCTGTCTGTGAAAAAGCTGCTGAGCTCATCATGATTAGCACCACTAATAACTTTAATCTTTTTGCCATAATAATTCTGTATTTCTTTTATTCTATGTTTTGTTGAATCAATTTGAATGTCAGCAATTATTAGACTGTCCTTGTATAATACAATAAGGCTGTCTTGCACTTTTTGTTCTTTCTCTAATATAACAATTGCTTTAGATAAGCTATCTATCCGTTGTTTTTCTACTATGTATTTATCCTCTTTGTTTGAATTACCCGAAGTAGCAATTATAACTCCAGTTAAAACTGCAATTATAATAATTAATGTAACTGTTAGTTTGTTAATAGTCACTTGGTTAATTTCTTTCCTCATCCTTACCTTTATAGTTTTTATCTATGTAATCAAAAAAATCTTTCTTTTTAGTTGGATCCCTTAGTTCAGCTGGTGAGTTTATGTTAAACTTTTTCATTGCACTTTGAAAAAACTTTTGATATTCGGTGTCTTCTTTAAGACGCTTTACTATCATTTTAGTTTTATTCATTTTATTTTCTTTTATTTTGCTTAATGTGCCTAATACTTGTTCTGGTTTAATTACATTCCCCTTACTTCCTGCTTTAACTGTTCTCAATGCTACTGAATCACTTAGTTGTATCATTGAGTATAATACTAATGCTTCATCAAGCTCTACTACTACTGCTGGGTCAGCAGTCTCTGTGTTTTTTAATGCGTAAATTTGCATTATATCATATCCTTTTGGACCTTGTTCACTCCACCAATTTTTAATATCCATCATCATTGTTCCTGTTGTAATTTCAAGTTCACTACCATCTTGGGATATTCCTCGTGATAGGATAAAGTTATACTGGTAGATAGTTGATTTGGTGACTTCTCTAAGTGATCTTAATTTTTTCATTAGCGTATAGTATTTAATTTAATTCCTTTTAGTATGCTTAGTTTTTGTTCGCTGGTAAAGTCAAAACGCTCAATTACTTCAGATAGCATTGTGACCAACTCTTCAGTTCCCACTGATGCTGGAGCATCTTTCAAACGTTTTATATACATGCTGTTGATTGCTTGTAATTTTGGATCTAGTCCCTCTTCTTCATCTGCTTCTGGTTCCTCTACTTCTGGTTCTTCTACTGGGGTTTGCTCTTCCTCGTCAGCTTCCATGATACTAGTAATTTCTTTTCGGATCAGTGAACGCAGTGTATTTTCGTTTATTTTATTTTTTCTAGTATTTTTCATTTTATTGTTTCAATTAAATTTAAAAAATTGGTTGTTTTATTGCTATTTTAGGAATCTTAATTTATAAATTGTTGAATTAATTAGTTCCGTTACACCATCTAATTGATTTTGAATATAAGTATCTTTTGTACTTCCATACACATCCTCAACTTTTTTAGCTAAAGCCTTTAAGTAAGCTATAATTGCATCACCACTTTTATATGAATCTAAAGCAAAGTTTTTATAGCTACTAATTATATTATTTTTTCCTTGATAAGATTCTATAATTCCATCAATTAATGCATTAACTCCTTCATAGTATTTTTGCAATGCTTTATGTTCAGAATATGACTTAGTTTGTAAGTGATAGATATGCACTTGAGTTTGTGAATGAAACAAATATGCCATTAAATTTTCTAGGTCTTTGTTCATTTTTGTTTATCTATCAATTTTATAAAGTCAGTTGCTTTATTATTAAAGTTTTTCTTGTCTTTGTTATCAAACATTATTACTTCAATTTGACCATCTTTTTGCTTCATTAAACAAACAGTTGCTTC